TTACCATGCACACGACCATCGGACTCTATTGCTTCAATCCATGATTCAATCTGTGCAATTCTCTTTTGTAGCATCAAGTATTCTGCGATGGCTTTCGCTTCTGGGATGTTGATGCCTTCAAGGGTTGTTTCGTCAACGATGACTGAGCCTTTTTCCGTAAGCTTCTTGGGCTTCCAGCCTTTTTCAATGAGCCTTTCTGCGATTTGCTTGCGACTTCCTGGGTTGAAGGGTTCAACGATGTCTGCGAGGGCTTTGCCTGTGGTTTTATGGACTCTATTGGACTGGACTTTCGGAGGAAATATGCTTTGTAGCGAAGTTGTGTGAGCTTCCAACTTAGCCTTAAGTTCACATAGAAGTTGTGAAGCAGCTCGTTCATCAAGCTTAAAGCCGTTGCGTTCTTGTTCTGCAATGATGATTGCGACTTGGTGTTCAAGTTCTTTGCTCTTTTCTGAGAAGTCATGTTGCATTTCCTTTTCTAAGTGTTTATAAAGTTGTGCAGTGACTAGAGTGTCTCTCGCACAGTAGTGGTGTAACAAAGGTATTACTGGTTCATCAAACGGTAAATGTGCATTGTCCTTGTCTAGGAATGTCCATGTCATCCAAGACCATATCTGCTTATACGGTGCTTTGTAATAGCCTAGTCGTTCGCCCCATGCATCTAAGCTGTGTCCATTCTCAATAGAAGGGTCGTATAACCTAGCCAAGACAAGAGTGTCTACAACCTGTGACTTCTTGACAGTGATGTTCCATAATTTCTTGAGTACAGGGAAATCAAAGAAGATACCGTTGTGTGTAATGATTTTATCAGCAGAGTTTAGATAGGCTTGTAAGTTGTCAGGCTTAGTAAACATAGACACCACATCATTGTCTAAGTCACGACAGAATACACACCATATCTTAGTCGCTGTGCTATTGGTTTCAATGTCTAAAACTATTTTACTCATGCCGTGCAAATTCTCCGTGTAATTCTTTTCTTGCTTTTTGTATAGCTTGTTCTGCTTCTTTTAAAGAAGAAAAAGAACCAATGTTTTTATTTTTTCCTTTTATACAAATTGTTGCTTGGTATTTTTGTTTTGAAACAATATAGGAAACACCTTTGATACCTGTTGTATTTGTTTTACTTCTTTTAGCATTCCATAAGTTTTGTTCAACTGTTACAATTCGTAGATTTTCAATCTTGTTATTCCGTGTATTACCGTCTTTGTGGTCCACCAGTCCTTCAAAATCACCGTAATGAAGAGCAGCTATCAACCGATGAACAAGATAGCCTTTTCTATTTACCATGACCTGTAGGTACTGATTTTTTACACCATTACCAACTTTTCTTCCAACTGCGACACCTTGCTTTGCAATCTTCCAATACAGATTGCCGTCGGCATAATAAAAAAGTTCTTTAATTTGTGCTTGCGTTAAAGTTCTCATGAAATCAGTGTAACCAAGTCTGTCAGTTTAATCAAGTAAAGTCTTGAAGTCATGTCATCACCGCCCCTAACGGAGCGAGGATTGTGCTGTGCAATATACTTACGAAGTGTTGCTACTGGAAGTAGAAGACTAAAGACGATAGAATCACCGCAAGCAAGGTTGTGAATCCAAAAATCAGCTTCAGTAGTAATGATTCCGCTTGGCTTACCTCTTGATTCATACTCAATGACGATGTTGCCAGTGGCTTTCCATTTGTCTTTCTCTGTCTTAACCTCAATCTTACTGTTTCCGAGGATGTCCGCAACTTTCTTTTCAAACACTTGTCCATAAGCTAAATCCAAATCAAATCGTTTATCGTTGTTGAGTTTCACTTAGCCAATCCCATAAATAAACCAATCTGACTGAAAGCATAGCCGAGCCACATGATACCTGCTCCGCTATTGCCTTTCATCATCTGTTGAACACCGACCACAAAGTAGCCGATACCGACTAAACTAACAATGTAATGACTTGCTGTCATTTCTTAGCTTTCTTCACAGCAGGTTTAACAGGTTCTTCTTTTCTCGGTTCGTTGAACATGGCTGCAAACAAGTCTTGTAACTCAGGCTCTGTCAAGATGATTGACTTACCGTTGTTGAAGTGTACTTCTCTATCAATAATCCATGTGATACTGTCCATGTTGAACAGGTATTGACCAATCTTAATCATATTTTCTCACCTTAGTCCAATTAGCAAAATGATGCACTGCACCAGCACCGTCATAACAGAAAACATAATCTCCTGAGAAGCTCTTAATCTTAAAGACAAGATTATCTTTGTCGCCACCAACAATAAACTTATCGCCTTCATGGAGTTTATCTAAGTTGCACAAGTCTGCAATATCGTGTTCGTTAATCATCATTCACCTTTCTTTCTAAATTTATCAATGGCTTCATCCAACATAATCCCTGTGAGCCATTCCCACTTGTTGCCACGACCATCACAAGAAATCACAGTCGGTGCAATCACCTCTTCAGGTAAGTCCCATGAGGCAGTCTTGAGCCAGTGATAGCGTTCAGCATCTTCAAACATCTCACGATTGTCCTGAATGCGATATAGCACATTACGATTCAGTTCTCGTAAGCGTTCAATCTCATCGCACAATGCGTTGATGTAGTTTCTCGTGACAGAATACTCGTCATGCTTGGCGTACTTTCGTGCTTGTTCTACCAAGTCTTGTTTCTCTTTATAGCTCATTTCATAGCCTCATAATACTTTCTAATTTGTATTTGCATTTCAGCATATTTAAGACATTCAAACCCTTTAGGTGGTCTAAATCTAAATATAATATGTTCTCTATAGCTCATCAATAATCTCCAACATTCTTCCAGTGTTTCCATTATACAGTAAATGACCGCCACCGCCAGTGTAGCCACTAAAGCGATTCTTTAGCACTCTGACATGAGTGGTGTTGCGTTCAATCATGTCTTCTGCCTGTCCGTTGCGTTCTAATCCTATCACAATGTCAGACAACTGTGCAATCGCACCTGAGCCACGCAATTGTGACAAAGATGTGGCTGCCCCGTCTTCATGCCCTTTGCTTTCTGGGCGTTTAAGGTGAGACACACAAATCAAACTAATACCTGTCTCTTGGACAAGCATTCGTAGCTTTGTCATGATAGCGTCTAAAGCTTTTCTCTCGTCACCCACATCACCACCTGAGATGATGATAGAAATATGGTCTAGGAACACATAGCCACAGTTCAAGCCCTTAGCCATGTATCTCACTCTATTGACGATATTATCAAGGCTACTAGAACCAAAATGGTCAAAAAGATATAAACGGTCAGTTCCAAGTGTTCTATCAAAAGCATCTTTAAGTTCTCCTTCGGTTATTTCTACATCAGGTAAATGAATCGGTTTATTCACCGCCAAAGCCATGAGAGACCGAGCTGTTTTACGCACTCCCTCTTCAAGAAACATGAGTCCGATGTTGTCATTTGTTTTGTTGAGGATATGCCATACAATTTCTCGTAAGAACTGGCTCTTGCCAAGACCTGAGCCTGCCGTGACCATGACCAATTCACCTTTCCGAATTCCGTATGTAAGCTTATTGAGTGCCTCATATGGATAGTCACAATCAGCTTTCTCAATAGGAGTTGATACCACTTCCCAGAGACTGTTGCCTTGAATAATTCCATCAGGGATATAAGACTCAGCACTCCACCAAGCATCAACATACTCTTTAGAAGCACCATCCTTAAGATAATCACAGGCATCTTTGTAATCCTTTCTGTGTTTCAATACCTTGACTTTACCGCCAAAGAGTTCTGCGACTGACTGAGCCGCTTTACGACCTGCCTCATCAGCATCAAAATCAAGCACCACAGTCTCAAAACTATCAATGTATTCATAATTGGCTTTACAGTCTTTCAGAGCAGCTGCCGCACCGTTGCGGATACTCACAACCGCATACTTAGAGCCTTGCATCTGATAGCTTGCTAAGGCATCGGCTTCACCCTCACAGATTGTCAGAGTTCTGCCACCTTTAGGGAATAACTGTTGTCCAAACAATGTCGCATCTTTGAAGTCTCCTGAGATGGAGAAGTTCTTAGTCGGTACATCTCTTGTCTTAATCGCCACCATCACACCATCCGCATCAAAGTAAGGATAGTAATGCTTATTACCGTGTGGGTCTTGTTTGACACCGTAAGTTAAGCAAGTAGTCTGAGAAATACCACGATTAGTGATAGCATGAGTAGTAGCATTGTCATAAAATTTTAAGTCCTTGTTCACTGGTTTTCTTTCTTCTTTGAAATACGATGGAGAACCATCAC